GAAAACGATTACCGTGGAAGAATTCAACATATTTCGTGTGTTGACCTCCTTGAACTTCGACGGCAATTTTTTTGTTAGCGTTGTAGAAATCAAAAGAAAGGCGAGTGCCGACAAGTTTAAACTCTTCGAAAACAATGTCGTTCTTCCAATATGGAAAAAGAAATTCTTTAACGTATAGCTGAAACTTACTGCGACTCTTGCCCTTCCATTTGATTAAATATCTCTTGGCGTTTTTAAGCTCTGCCACAGAACCATTGATTGTTTTAAACTTCATTGCAAATTGCTTTCTTGAAATATCCAACAAGGAATTTGCTGAGTTGTGGGTCTTGTTCAATTTTGTTGAATACGGATTCTAGTCCTTGCACTTTACCGAATGCTGGAAGAGAATTTTCCGCAAGAAGTTCTTCAAATTCTTCTGTTGCTGTATACCAAGCACCACCCTTACCAAGAAACTCCCACAGCAGAAGCAAATCAACGATTTCTTTTTCAATCCATACAGAGTTGCCATTTGTGCGACCGTATTTAATTGGGTAAGCAATCGTGAGATTTGTTTTTTCGTTGGGAGACTTTTTCACAGTTACTTTTGCGAAATGACCAATGATTGGATTGTTGACAGCATCAATTGTCTTGTCGGAAGGATTTTTAAGAATTAAATCTCCCTTGTATCTCGGCTCAAACTCAAGAATGAAATTTGCAAAGTGCAAAAGTGCATTGCCGCCAGTGGCAGTTGTTTGGCGCACTGGAGCTTTGGAATAGGGATCGAGTTTAATATCTGCGCGAACTTGACTAATGAATACTGCCATGTGACCTCTCTTAGCAAGAGCAATCGAAAGGCGCTTCATAAAGTTTGCAGCAATCACAGCACCACCAGCGACTTTGTTTGAGTCTTCGAAATCCTTGTCAAGATCGCCTTTGGTGATTAGTCCATCGACAGAATCAAGCAAGAAATAGTAGCGATTGTCTTCTTCGTTTTTGGTAACGAGTTCTCGCATTGCAGCGACAACAGTTTCATAGATATTGCTTTCAAATACGAAGCATGTTCCAGCTTCCCATTCTTCTGGCTTAAAAACAAATTTGATACCTGATCTTTCTCTCATTTCCTTCGACAAACGACCTTCTGCTTTGATGTAGAATCCTTTTGAATTTGGAACAGTCGCCAAAAAGTTTTTCATGAATGCGAGTGCAGCACTTGTCTTGCCTCCTTCATTCATGCCGCAAAATCTATGCAATCCTGGACACAAGCCTCCACCGAGTCTCAAGTCTAGTTGCAGAGAACTGCTCGAAACTTTGTAATCAATTTCATCCTCGAAATTGTAGTGATCTTCTGAATTCTGTTTTAAGAATGAGCCTAGCACGGAGCTTGACTTTAATACTTCTTTATCTTTATCTTGTTTAATTTTAGCCATCTAAAAAGTTCTTTAATGATTTTATTTTTTTGTCTATCTTGGCATCTTCGCCAACCTTCTCGCCTATATCGTAATCGGGATACTTAGATAAGTCAACCTTAAAATTGAATGCGCGAAACTTTTTATCCATTGTCTCTTGAAGTTTGTCACAGACTAAATAAGCTAAGGAATCGAACTTCTTGTCAAAAGAAACAATGTCCATAAACTCAAGCGAATATCTTTCGCACAAGTCGTTCAAAAACTTCATTTCTCGCATGTAAAACAAACGCTTATCCTTTGCGGGGACAAGCGTGAGCCTTGCGAGTATGTGTTTTTTGTTTATCTTACTCTTTGCCATCCAGCAACATTATGTCCCAAAAGACCATCTTGTCAACTAAATTTTTGAAAGAAGTTTTTGGTTTCCATCCAAGCTCTTGGCGAGCCTTTGTCGAATCACCAAGAAGAAGCTCAACCTCTGCTGGGCGATAGAATTTTTCATTGATTACCATCAGCACTCTGCCAGTTTCTTTTTGTTGAAAGATTTCGTTAATGTCAGATCCTTTCCATTCGCCATGAATACCAGCAGCTTCAAATGCGAGTTCAACGAATTCGCGGATTGTGTGGGTTTCATTGGAAGAGAGAATATAGTCGCGTGGCTCTTGTTGATTGAGCATTTTCCATATACCATCGACAAAATCTTCTGCGTCTGACCAATCTCTTTTGGATTCGATATTTCCAAGTTCCAGAAGATTGTAAGCTTCTTCATTATCAATTGCTTTTTTAATGCGAGCTACTGCTTTGGTAATTTTGCGGGTAACAAATTCTTCACCACGACGAGTTCCTTCGTGATTGAATAACCAACCCTGAACAGCATATAGTCCATAAGATTCTCGCCATACCTTAAGAATTTGTCTAGCTGCTGCCTTAGATGCGCCATAAGGACTTCTTGGGCGAAGAGGATGCTCCTCACTCTGAGGTACTGTTACTACATCGCCAAACTCTTCAGATGATCCAGCTTGATAAAATCGGCAAGTGGGATGATAGTTTCTGATTGCTTCAAGAATGTTGAGAACTGATGTTGCGTTAGTTTCCCAAGTTTGTTGAGCAAAATCCCAACTGCTTCCAACGAAGCTTTGAGCTGCCAAATTAATAAAATAGTCAGGCTTTAGTTTTTCGATGATTCTCGAAATGGAGTGGCAATCTGTCAGGTCAAAATTAATCAAATGGAATCTTCGGCTATTGATATGAGACAAATTTGTATGATTGTAGACGCTCAGCCTACGAACGCAACCAAAGATTTCATAATCAGTATTTTCCAGTAGATAGTCTACCATGTGGCTTCCGTCCTGTCCAGTGACTCCAGTTACAATTATGCATTTTTTATTGCCAAGAGTTTTGGCGGCGTCTTCGATATTTAGTATATTCATGTGATCTATTTTTTTACCAACGTATTTTTCTGTTAAATTATTCATTAGTTTTTATGTAATATTTATTAATTATTTGCGAATGAGCGCCTTCGAATGAAAACACATCGCATCCAAATATTTTTATATTTTTATTATATTGCCATTCATTAAATAATTCTAGTTTATGTGGCGCATTGTAAAATTTGCTTTTAAACAATACTTGATTATAAGTGACATAGCTATAATGATCAAGTTTTATTTTCAATTTTAACGTTTCATATTTCGAGATAATCTTTTCATATTCATTGAAATGCATATTCGGAGGTTCATGTGAAACCCATCTGCTATCTTTGTTGATTTTGAAAATTCTCATCCAAGGAATTTGGTTAGCCCAAACACCATCAGATCTTTCATCAATACAGTGATTAAAATCTCCCCAAAAATGATTGGCAAAAAAGTCAACTCTCGATGGCTTTTCAGTATTTAATAAATTTATGATTTTTTCTATGCTTTCATTTGTATAAAATTCATCAGCATCAATTTGCCACACATAATCGACATCGTAAATTTCTTTTGAATTATCAAACCAGTAATTTAACATGCTTGTTTTGCCATCCCAAAATCGCTCAGCTTCTTTAAAGAAAAATTTAGGTTTATCTTTTATGTAGTCTTTGATTATCGAGCAGGTATTGTCTGTGGATTTGCCATCTGATGTAAATTCTGATGTATCACCATCCCAGTAATGATCAATAGCTTTTGTTGCTCCTTCTGTAATAAAAACATAATCAGCTATTTGGTTTGCTTGTTCAAGCCACGCTAATAGCATTTTATCTGGAAGATGTTTCTCTCCATTAAAAAATATAGTTTGAATCGCGATTTTCATTTTTCAAAAATACAATATCCGTTTCTATCGTTAAGATTATCGGCAATCATTTTTCTTGTCTCAATTAAATCTTTGCGAGCCATGCAATTTTTAATTGTTGGTGGGCGAGTGTCATCTAAGAAAATTATTTTAGATCTATCTTTTAAAATTAAATACTCTTGCCAGCTAGAAAACTCTCCTCCATCTAAAATTAAAAAGTCTATTTCGTCTGGAATTAAATCTAATACGTTTTTACACTTGCTAATGTTGTTTAAATCTTCTTGATACCATGACAATTTTGTATTTTTATCGTAATCAGTAAAGAAAGAGTCATCTAAAGAATCAAAATCCAATAGTTCATTGCTAATGTAGCCATTGATAATGGATGCTTCTTTTTTATCTTTATAAAAATCAAAAGCAATATCATACATTTCTTTGCACGTTTCTAACGAGATTAATCTTTTGGAAGTATCTTTAATTGCATTATAAATGCATAGAGTAGATCCTCTGCCGTTCCAAGTGCCAATTTCAACTATATTGTTAACGTCAACTCTTTCACATATTTTTTTAATGTGCAGTCCAGCTTCGTCATTTAAATTTATTTGTCCTATCATAAATTATCGAGTGTGTTTTGCCATAGCCCATAGATCATATCTCTGTTAGAAGAATATTCAACAGGAATATATGAATTTTCAAATTCTAAAGAATCAAATAGATCAACCTTTATCGTTCCATTGTAAAAATCAGAATATTGCAGCCACTCTTTGTTCATGAAAATATTCGGCTGTCTTTTTGGATTGCGATTAGGAAAAACGATCTCAGAAAAAAGAG